ATCATGGCAAGGAATACAATTATATTCTTTTGTTTTCATCCTAGAATAATACCAATTATCAAACACAGTTAATTCTACACCACAGACCATACAAGATTTTTTAGTATCTTTCATTATCATATCTCTCTAAAGTTAATTGTTTAATGAGTCTCACTCCCATTGTCTCCTTGTTTGCTTGTTTCATTTCTCATTTTCTTTTTGGTACTTGATATGTCTGATAACTCTTGATCCATTTCTTTTATCTCCTACATAAAAGATAAGCCCCAGCTTCTCTAACTCATTTGGTCTAGACGTTATAGAACTGGGAGATATTTCAGGAAAGCGTTTAGTCATTTCTCTAATAGTAACTCCTGCTTCACCCGCTTCTGTAATAAGATCAAAAACAAAAGCTCTTGTTTTAGCTAATGGTACAGAGTATGCAGCTTCTTTACTTGTTTGTGGGTCATTTTTCCTATGTAATTTATAAGGACTTAGATCATCAAATAATCTTTGTTGGTTCATATTAATGTGTCTCACTCCAGTTATCTCCTATTTTATATTCACCATCTAAAGGGCAAATCATATCTAATACTGTAGCTGTATCAACCAATGCCTGTACTCCAAGCTTTCCTACTTGCTCTGCTTGATGTTCGATAACTTCTAGCTGCCATTCATCGTGAATATTAGCTACAAATTTAGCATCTAAGTTTAGCTCTTTAATTCTTTTATCTAATAATACTAAAGCAGTCTTCATAATAACTGCACCACCACCTTGTAATAAAGTATTCAAAGATGAATAAATCTTTTTTGTATGTATGTATATAAGTCTACCATCTAATGCTTTAAGATACTTTTTTGATCTTGCTGCATAGATAACGCTATGCGTAAGATTTCTAAGTGATGGAAGATTGTTGAGAAAACGCTCCTTAAGTTCTGCGCCGACCTTTCCGTTTCCTCCAACCACACTTCCAATCTTAACATCTCCTGCTCCGTATATGAGGGCATAGATGAAAGTTTTAGCCTGATTTCTGTGTTTAAGTCCTGCAAATTTTTGGTTTGCGGTGTGAATATCTCCGTTAATAATTTCATTTATATATTCCTCATTCTTCATATAGTGGGCTAATACTCTAAGCTCAAGAGCAGAAGCATCTATACCTACTAACTTATATCCTTTAGGAACTGTCCAACATTCTCTACATTCTTTACCATAAGGTTTTTGAGAACTAGGCGTTTGAGCTACATTAGGATTTCTATGTGTCATTCTTCCTGTATAAGCACCATTAGGTATAACAAAACCATGTACTCTACCATCTTTAGATAGCTCTAACCAAGAGCCAACCTGTGCTACTCTCTTTTGCAGCATCATAAACTCTGCAATAAGAGTAGCTTCTGGTATGCCTTTAACTTTTTCTAATGTACTTTCATCTACAATCGGTTGTCCAGTAGGAGTAAACTTTTTAGGTTTCCAACCAAAGTCAATAAGATATTCACCAATTTGTTTACGACTAGCTAAGTTAAACTCTACCCATTTTTTACGCATAAAAGGTTCAAAGTTATTCTGCTTACATTGAGTAAGTTCTTCGCTAGTTAATGTAGGTACTTTAGATAGTTTACCGTCTTTATTAAACTTAGGAGTAACTAATTTATCATCAACCCATTTAGGCTTAAAAGTTTCATGTACTTGTTTTTCAAGCCTTATCATTTTGGACTTTAGTTTAGAAGATAAAAGAGTAGCCTTTTTTTCATCGAGCATAAAGCCCGTAACTTCTTGGTCTTTAATTATTTTAGCTACTGCATGTTCTAAATCTACAGAGTCCTGACTAAATTCTTCTACATCCTTTAATAATTTATAATATATATCTGTATTTAATTCTACATCCTGCATACAATACACGCCCATTTCTTCAGTATATTCTTCCCAACTATCAGGCTGTTTTGCTTTTCTTTTTTCAGCGGTATTAGGATAAAGAAGGTATCCCCAATTATCTAAGCTATGCCCTCCTGTAAGTATAGGATTTACTAAGCGGGATACTACTAATGTATCTTCAATATGATTTGTTAAGGCAACATCAAAATGTTTTTTAATTATAGGAATATCAAAGCCTATAATATTATGTCCTATTAAAACATCTGCACTGACTAAAAGATCTACACCTTCTTGTAATTTATCAGGGGGAAACAAAAAAGTTTCTCCTCCTAATACTTTAGCTACAATACAGTGTATTTTATTACCTTCTAATCCATCTGTTTCTATATCAAAGACTATCTTTTTAAAACGGTGAAGAGCTATCTTGTTTGGGAGAGAGATCAGTGTCTGCTTCATAAAGTCTTCCTGTGCTTGAATTATATTTTAAACTGCAAGCTAATCCTGTATCTCCTGTGTACCTAGATTTTAAAACTCTTAGTTTAGTTGTATTAGCTACTTCAGGATCATCGTCTTGTTGATTTCTTTCTAATGCTATCACACAATCAGATAACTGAGCAATTCCTTGAGAACCTTTAAGGTGAGAAAGAGATACCTCTATACCTTGTTCATGTCCTTTTTCTCCTGCTGCTTTTCTTAGATGGGACACTAGTATTAAACCAATACCCGTTTCCTCTACTAAAGAACGAAGACGAGTCATCAAATGATCTATTCCTCTTCTTTCATCTCCTTCTGTTATTACGTTGACAAGCATGTGTAAATGATCTAACACTATCCATTTGCACTCACAACCTACTATAATATATCTAAGCTTAGAAAAGACTTCATCAATATCTGTTCCTCCTAAATGCGCGTGTATAAATACTCTATCCTTTTCTATTACACTATTAAATAATGTTTCTAAATGTTCTTCACTATAGTTCTTTCTTATTTCATCAAGATATAATCTATCGTTAGCTTCAATAGAAACTAGACAGTCTGCTGTGTGCATCCACTTTTCTTCTAGAGCTATAATGCCTACGTTATCTGTAGTATTCTTAATTAACCAATGCTCTAGTTCTCTAGTAACACTTGACTTACCTAGTCCTGTACCTCCTGTAAGAGTAACCATTTCTCCTTTACGCATACCGTAAAGCTTTTTATTAAGACCCGACCAGGGGTAAGGTATGCTTTCTTTATCTTCTCTCTTTAACCATTCCTTTTTCTTACTATATAATTCTATAATACCAGAAGGCGTGTAGGTTTTAGATTGCCACCAAGCTTTAGTAAACTCTTCATACTTCCCTTGCTTGAGCATATCATTGGCATCTTTAAAGCCTGTAGGAAAGGATAGAATCTTAGTCTTGTTAGGCTTTAAAATACGCGCTACTTTTCTTGCTGCTGTTTGTCCTGCTTCATCATTATCAAATGCAAGGATTACATTATCAAATGATTCTACAAATTCAATACTTTCTCTTATGTTTTTAACAGCAGAAGAGGCGGATCTAACAGAAACGACAGCCCACTTACCACCAAACATTTCATAGACAGCCATTGCATCGCATTCACCTTCTGTAATGGTGAGGTACTTAGCTCCAGTGTTATATAACTGCTCTCCAAATAATCCTGTGCCTTCAAAGTTACCGTTTGAAAAAAAAGTTTTAGTAGAGATCTCTCTAGTCTTTGTTGCTGCAACTTCATTATTATTAAAGTAAGGATATACATGCCTATTAGGGCTAGACAAAACACCAAAAGCTTTAGCGGTTTTAAGACTAATCTTCCTATCATCTAGCGCATTATAAGAACCTTTATAAGAATGTAAGAAAGTATTTTTATCAGTTGCCAATGTACTTACTCTAGAACTTTCAGTTTTATTTTTTATTGATCTTTCAGTACATGCAAAACAATAAGTATGTCCGTCTGTATATAATGTATTCCCATCACTACTACCACAACTCTCACAAGGTATGTGTTTTACATATTTATTTTCTTTAGTATTCAATTTAATTCCCCTTGAATAAAGTTAAAAAAAAGCTAGACACCCTTCATTATATAAATGTTCTTTGGGAGTGCCTAGCTTCTATGGGTTTCAATTTTTTGAATCGGTAAAGACTTCATCTTTTTTGGATACTCTTTCTTTCTCTCCTTCTTTCTTGAAAAGCATAACGATTCTATTAGTGAACCAATTTATCGCTGCTTGAGTAGCTTCTAAATCTAAAGTTTGGTTTACTTTTTTTGCTGTTTCTCTTTGTATCCTCCCAAAAATTGCTTGCCCTTCTTCTGGTAAATCTTCTACCGAGATTTGAATATTGTCGATAAGGATGTAAGGTTTCTGTATTTCTGTTTCTTTAGACACTTAAAAATCCTCATCATACATACCAGTCCCATCAGGCTCATTCGAATTATATTCTACAAGATCCAGTAATTGTAATGCTCGTAAGTCTCTGCCCTTACCTGCTTTATG